GATACCCCCTTTCGTAGGTGGCATATTACCGTCAGAGGGCAGCTTTATCAAGTTAATATCGCGCCAGATACTGCGGGCGGATACACCAAACTTTTCGGCAACGATTGTATCAAATTTCTCGTAGTCACCCTCAGTGATAAGACCCGAACCCAGCCATTGCTTTGCAATGCGCATGGTATTCTGATAGCACATGAGCGCCTTTTCGTTAGCCACGCACATCACCGCCTTGTCCGTAGCGATGCGCAATGTAACAGGCCCGGGAACAGAACTTCCTCGGGCGGCTGCCGTACTGCAGGAAAGATGTGCTGCAATACCGGCATTCCATAGGGGTGAGTTTCTTCCGGATCATCGCTTCGGGATGTGCTTTCCACCATGCTGTGCGGCACATGGCGGAACAGAACCGTTTCTGCCTATGCCCGGGCGTCTGTTCTAATGGGGCATTGCATTGCGGGCAGCGATCCATGCATACAGCTTCCACCGGCTTGGGCGGTTCCTTTCCGCTAGGGTTGCGCTGGCAATAGGACTTGACCGTATTGACTGACAAGCCGAGTGCTTTGGCGATCTGACCATAGCTGGCGCCGGTCGCCCGGTACTCGGCAATCCGTTCTTTCTGCTGTTGAGTCACGCTTTCTCTCCAATCCAGAAGGCTTATTGGGTTCTGCCTCCTGGCGATAAGCGAAGAAAAAACGGGATTCGAACCCCCCTCTCTATATAAATAAAAAGCACGCTTTTACTCTAAGTGTATTAGATGTAAAAGCGCATGAACAAGCGGTGTAAAGTTCCGTATTCTCAAACTATTGCGTAATATATTCAAAATATTACGAAAATACGCTTCAAATACTTGACGTGCATTCGTACTTGTGATACTATATGTACATCGGAGGTGTCGAATTATGGCAGTAGACAAAAAAGCCAATTTTGTCCGTATAGCAGAATCAAGGACAAATAAAATCATTGAGGCTATTACGCTATTGGGCAATCTATCAAATACTTCCTATTACGAATACACGCCTGAGCAAATCGACTCGATGTTTAGCGCGATCCAAGATGAACTTGATTCTCAGCGGAAACGTTTTGAGGAAAAAGAACCGAAGAAAAAGAAGTTTAGACTGTAAGGAGGTCCATCTTATGGCTGCGAAGATGTGGAGATTCCCTGACAACAGATATACAAATGAAAACGGCTTGGACACCAGTGATATGGAGATGTTCAAAAAAGACCCTGTTTCATCTTTAGCAAGAGAAATCTGCCAAAACTCTATTGATGCTGCATGCGGCAAAAAGCCGGTGCGTGTTGAATTTAGTCTGTTCAATATTGATCGTTCTGAAGTCCCTGGTATTGATCAGCTGACCGAGCAGATTGAAGCATGCTATGAATATAAGAAGGCTTCCGCCAAGGAGGGCCCCGCACTCGCAGCCTTAGTAAAGAGCGTAAAGAGCCCGACTATTACTTGCTTGCGCGTCAGCGATTTCAATACTACGGGCGTTGTCGGCGCAAAAACTAATGAGCGAGGTACTCCTTTCTACAATCTGACAAAGGGCTCTGGTGTAAGTGATAAAGGGGGAAGCAGCGGCGGATCAAAGGGTATTGGCAAGTATGCATCTTTTGTTGTTAGTACAACCAACACTGTCTTTTATTCGACGAGAGCAAATGATGGTTCGTGTGGTCATATTGGCATTAGCAAGCTACGTTCTACCCCTATACCGGGCGCTGATCCTGATTTGCTGACGATGGGCATCGGCTACTTTGGTGCGGATGAGAAAAATTTCCCTATTTTAGAGGAAAGCCATCTGGATAAAAACTTCATCCGAGCCGCAAAGGAATATGGTACGGATGTATATATCATTGGCTTTAATAACTTTAAGGGCTGGCAAAGCGATATCATTGCAAAAGTCCTCGAAAGCTTTATGGTTGCCGTAATGCGTGGAGAACTTGAGGTTGTTGTTGATGGCACGGTTGTTAATCAGGATAGTGTGAAGGAAATCATTTATAGTGATGGTTTTCAAGCGGAACGAACCCGTACAGAACTCAAAGAAATTCGCGCACAATACGAATTGTTGCTTGAGGATGAGTCTGTAAGTGTGCAGGAATTGCAAATTGATGATAATAGCACTGTTACTGTGTACCTCAAGCAATACACTCAGCAGGATGAAGCAAAAGCAACAAAGCATTGCGTCATGGTACGCTATCCATATATGAAGATAACGTACATTAACCCCGGCGCTTATTTGCCGTTCTCTGCCTTGTGTATCATTCATGATAATGATCTGAACAAAAAGCTGCGCATTATTGAGAATCCGCAGCACACGGATTGGGAAATCAAGCGACTGAATGATTTCCCGGCAGAAAAAAAAGCAACCAGGCTGCTAAAGAAGGCCCTTGAACAGAATGTAAAAGAGTTTATTAAGAACGCATTGCGTGAGAGTTCAGGAGAATCTACCGATATTGAAGGCGCAGGCGAATTTCTCCCGTCTCAGGACGAGATGGGTGCTGTGACCGGCAGCGCTATTACTAGTGAGCAGGTTCTCATCAAACCTGTTGCCCAGGTAAAAACTCAAACACCTAAAACGGCAAAAGCCGGTGAGAACGGCGAAAGCTATGAGTTCTCTAAGGGAGAGCTTACAGAAGAGGGTGAAGAGGGAAAGAAGCCCAAAAAGAAAAAGAAAAAGAAGCCTCAACCCAATCCCAATCCTAAGCCTGAACCTAAGGAAGAACATCATGTTGGAAAGGGTAAGTCTCCTGTACTTGTTAAGACGCCTCTGAGCGGAATGCGCTACAGGACGGTTGTTACGGACAAGTCCGCAGGCAAATATGATTGTATTTTTACTTCCCAGTATGATGAAGCAAATTGTGATTTTGCTATCCGCATTTGTGGTGAAGCGGCTGATAAGTATCCGGTAGATATTGTATCTGCGTCCATCGACGGGGTTGCTTGCTCCATAGAAGATGGTAAGATTGTTGGCATGCGTATTGAAAAAGGAAAAACGTACAAGATTTCCTATTCTGTCAACAGCCATGAGATGTTTGCTAGTGAGGTGATACTGAATGCATATCGGTAACAGAATATTTCCGTACCCTGTACTGAATAGGGACGAAGCTCTTTCGGATTATGTTTCCGGTTCCGCCTTCAAACTGCATTTTGATGTAGATGACAATGGAGCCCCATATGTTCAAAACGGTAGTGTTGTGTTTAAGAATTTGCACTATAGTCTTACTGATGCAACGCTCATCTCGATGCTTGAGCAAGGCAAGCTGAAAGGTGCCTTCATCATCGAATGTTCTGCGTCAGTATATAGGGCAAAATTCGATATTACAGCTATCCCATATGATCTTACTGTATCCGCCCACGACATAAGTGGTAATGTCGTTGCATCTTGCTATCTATATGCAGCAGAGGATATTTCTGGTTTCAGAAGTGAAGGCTTTATTCCGGAATACGCAGGATATTCTTTTGACATCGATAAGTTCGATATCCTTGCAGTAGATGATGGCTTCAAATTCAAGATCGACCTCGACCCCGCTGAAGATAACAAGGTCGCATCTATTTTTACCGTTGTCAAGAAAGAGATCGACGGATCTATCATGACCTATGCCAACAAAGAAAAAAGTATCGTAATTTATCTCCCGGCATCTTACTATGCCTCTTATGACAACATTAAGATGAAAAAGGAGTACAATAACATTGCATTTTCGATACTTGCAATTCCTGTTTTGACAAGTTGCCTCGAGGAACTCTATAACGAGTTTGAATCTATTGAAGAAATCCTCGATGAACATCCATGGTTCAATGCGGTATGTATAAGCTACAAGCGTATAACCGGAAGACCGATAACCTACGACGATTTCGAGAACATGAAAAAGCTGGAGCTCGCACAGATGGTGCTAAACAGCGCCTCCTGCAACGGACTACAAGATTTCAACAACATGCTTCTGGGTAATACGGAAGAAGGTGCTGATGACGATGAGTAAGATCCACATCAAGTACATTACGGATGAAGCTCTGGAAACTCTGAAATCCAGTACTGATGCTGTAACAAATAAGTTGATCGAAAACCCCGATAGCCCTTCGTGGCTGAGTGATTTCATTTCTGGCGATTTGTATGTCACCAAAAAGTATGAAATCGAGGAATTTGCCTTACGCATGCCTAAGGATGAAAAAGATAGAGAGACCGACTTGTATAATTCTATTCTGTTATATGAGCGTCTCCATCATCTTCCTGTTTACGTGCTTACAGATGAACGTTTTTGGTGCTGGGTCAACTTTGAACTTGGTTATAAGGTAGCTCTCAAGTACATGCCGGTTAAAGCTGGTTCTTCTGTATTCAAAGACCACTGGCTTTTGACGCAAGGAAAACGACGTGGTCTGTTCTTTGGAGTTTTCTCTCGGTGCTATTTCAGAGTTGCGCTATCTGTTGATCCAACGCTGCCCGATCAGTATGAATTGACGCGTTTTGTCATAGACAATCCACTGCGTTTCCGCGAACTGACTTGGCGCTCTTTTTCAAGCGAAAAAATGATCGTTTTGGGTGCGCTCAAGGCAGAAAAACGTGTACTCTCAGAATACCCCCAGATGGAGGAGAGCTCCAAAAATTTTGGTGAAATTGCGAAGCATCTATCAAAACTGGGTAGTGTTATGCTCTTGGATTGCATGACCGAAAAAGATATCGAAGATTATGTCTATAAAAAATACAAAGCGATGGTCGAGGAAGATTTGGCAAACCGAGGCATTCTCGGCAAACTGAAAAATGCCGTCGCCAAGGTATTTGGTCAATAAGTGATTTCATGATGAGGTGCAGAATATGTACGTGATTATGGACCTTGAATGGTTCGAGACCAGAAATCGACATGTATGCCCAACTCAAGTGGCAGCGCTTCGAATAGACGACGAATGGCGTGTGGTTTCCGTATTCTATGAACTGATCAGCCCGCATACTGGCGTAGCAGTCCAATGGAATCATGTAGCATTTTCTGGTGCATCCACCGAAGACTTCGTGCGTGCATATTCTGCCTATACTATATTTGATCGGCTTGAGAAATGGTTACAAGAAGATGATGTGCTTTGCTGGTGGGTTGAAGAACCCGCTAATATCTTCAACATGCTCACAAAATCTATTCTTAAGCACAGCTTTGCTCATAAGCGGTGTATTTTGCAGCCGTATTACAAGGCATACTCAAGCGATAGTATAAGCACTAAGGGGAGCCCCTATTTACTGGCAAAAAGAAGAGGCATCTGTACTCAGAAGCCTGAACACTGTTCAATCAATGATGTGAATGTCATACAGCATTTGATGAAGAATCTTCATATTTCGACAAATGTGCTGCGGGAGCCAGTACCGACGCCGGTTGTTACGAGACTGATAAGAAAGGCCTCTGCTCAGTTTCCATATTGGTATGATGAAACTACAAACATTGTTCATAGCAATTCTGATTGTATGGAAGCGAAGGGAGCTGCTCTAAAGGGCGTTGGCACGATTAAAACATGCATTGTTAGACAATATAAACCTTGCCCCACTTGTTGCAGAGAGACATGGAAAAGATCATTGCGCGAATACAATTCGGAGAATATCCGGCAGCGTCGATGTGGATATTTCTTCTTCGATAACTCACCAGTATTTCATCGCGCAACTTGTTATACGGTTTTGCAAGCAACAAGACCTTTTGACGCCGCAGTTTACTATGATACATGTATAAGCAGTGGTCGCACTCCATGTAAAGTGTGCAATCCAGTGCCTGGATTATATTCCACCAACGGGAATGTTTCTAGTTGTCATAAAGCAGCTAATACATCGCCTCAATGGATGGGTAAAAATGAAAGGCGTGCTTTGGAGCGGCATTCTCAAGCAGTCAAGGAGCGTGCATCTATCGATATGGAGAAACTGACTGCTTCCGAGAGACAAGACGCTCTTATTCTTACATCAACGAATTACTCTTTTTGGGCCGGCAAAGGGTATGGCAATTTCCATCTTCGTACATGCAGAAAACTTCAGGGTATAAAAAATATACGTGGTTTTGAAAGCTATCAGCAAGCGATTCGAGCCGGCTATTTACCTTGCCGCGAATGTAAGCCAAATGCAAAGCACAACCTGCAGATCAGTATGCCTTTCGACACTGAAGTACGGAAAAACGAAACTGTTGAAACAGTTTTAGCGTATTGCACGAGAATGGGATTGGAGCATACATATAAAGAACCTATCATCAACATACACACCGATCTGGCGGATTGGAAGATTAATGTTACTAAGAACCCGGTTGTGATTGAACATAGGCCGCTATCATGCAACGCTTACCATCAACAGCACCGAATGTTCCTTTCGATGACTGACGCAATATGGTATATACGCAAGCACGACAATCATCAGAAGCCGTCTCTTGAGCAAATGCTTGTTGAAAGCAATCGAAAGTGAGAATTTCTCTGCGAGGGAGGTATACGAGTGCCACATGGAAAGATGACTGGTGGATGGTTGCTGCTTATAATCGTTTTGGGTGGTGGAGGGTATCTACTTATTGAGCACCCAATCTTATTCTGGATGGCAGTTATACCCATCACTTGTGTTTTACTATACTCGTTATCTAGAAAATAAAATAGAAACACCAACGATTTTGTTGCAAATCATTGGTGTTTCTGCTCTAGAAGTTTTTAATGAGTAGCTCTGTGATATATCCTCTATGTTCAGCATATCTGTTAATTCTTCTTTTTGCATTGATTCGCTGTACATCATAATCAGCATACAAATCTTCAAAGAAGTCATCATCCGGGTCAGCATTTTTGGGGTCTGAGTTACTCAAGATGATGTGAGCGCCACGAGCATCCATTTCCTCAATAAATCCAGCCAGTGCCCTCTGACAACTATCATCAAACTCCGTTTCTGTGTAAGACCTGAAGTTATCACGACCTTTTAGGGGGCGATAGGGAGGATCGAGATACACAAAGGTATTTCGATCGATAAACGTTCTAGAAGCTGTATAATCACCGCAAACAATTTCAACGTTTGCCAAGGCAGCAGACACTGCGCGAAGATTCTCTTCGTTACAAATAAGAGGATTTGCGTAATCGCCGGTTGGCACATTAAATAGCCCTTGTCGATTTGCGCGATAAAGACCATTAAAACATGTACGGTTCAGGAAAATGAAAAGCGCTGCACTTTTCAACCCACTCTTACTTTCACCGCTTTCAATCAACTGATTGAATTCGTTTCGACGCGCATAGTAATATTCGGATCTTCCTTCACGTTCCAGAGCGATGTATTCATCTTGGTATCTAGTTAGTATTTCGATAAGCTGCTCAACGTGATCTCTTACCATGCAATACATATTAATCAGTTCAGCGTTTACATCACTGATGTATACTTCGTCGAGTTCATATTTGGACAGCACTTCGAAGAGGACTGCACCACCTCCAACGAAAGGCTCACAATACCGTTTGATTGAACTGCCAAAGCCATCAGGGAAAGCGTAAGTAATCTGAGAAAGCAGCTGTGTCTTACCTCCAGCCCATTTTACGATGGGCTTAAGCACATTCTGTTGCAAGTGGTTCACCTCCCTCTATATGTTCGCAACATATACCAATTTACAGTATAACACAAATTGTCGAAAATAGGAATACAAAGCATTAAATTTATCCTCCCTCATGGTTGACAGACATCTTTACGAATGCTCGTTTCTACACTGTTCTGATGTATCTTTTTGTACTTTCCGGATTTAACCCTGGCATCAGCTGGCTTCTCCGCGTCAGCAGGGATTGCCCACATCATTCCGATCTGGATCGCACCGGGGATTCGCTTAGTTGCACAAAGTACTTGTATCCGCCGAGGGGAGATGTGCCATTTTTCGGACGTCTGACGAATCGACAAATACTCCATGAGATACATCCCTTTCATATAAGTGACTAAGCATGTGATGACAAATCAACGTTTTTGATTATATACCTAACTGCGAATAAAATCAACTGATAGAATCGTTAATTCACCTTTATGCTATTCCATATCTCACACCCACCTTTGTTATGGCGTATATCTCCCTGTTATTAAGCGAAGAAAATCTGAAAATCGAATCCTTAATTTCAGAAAAACATGCACCCAATAACAAAATAAAAGGGCTATTCGCAAAACGAAAGCCCTAATGTCAAAACGGAAGCCTAAGCAATCGTTTTGCTATGCACCCACCGAGGGAAGTGGGTGCATTTTCTATATGCGGTTTTTCAGCAGGATTTTATCTCGGGAATGGCGGCGAAGGAAGATTGCAAGAATCATTCATATTCCCGGGTGCATTTACCATTTTGCATTAGGATTCTGCAAGAACATAAAGAAAAGGACTGAAACCTTGTATCAAAGTTTCAGTCCTTTTATGGTCGAAGTGGCGGGATTCGAACCCGCGGCCTTTTGGTCCCGAAAACCCCGATGAAGCACATGCCCGCCCTGGGCTGTTACATTTCGCCGTCCGGCGTTCCGTTTCCTGCCTGTTTGTTTCGTTTTCTGCCCGGCCCGGCTGGCCGGCCGGTCGTTTTGCCCCCGATTTTGCACCCCGCTTTTCGGGTGCTTCCAGGGTTTTGCAGTAGAATATGAATATGTTTTCTATAAAGTGTAATAAGTGTATTTTGTGTAATACCGTTTTTTTCTTCCTATATATGCCGGCTTGTGAATGTATTACACATTTTTGTTTCTGACTAACACCTAAAACAAAAAAGTGTAATTGAGAGGATAGCCCCCCCTGAAAATTTGAACGTCCCGCGCTGTAAACGACAGGCCCCCGCCGGTGTCGGAACCCCCACTTTTTTGTTTTGAAAGTAGGGGGGGATGGGTGCAGGATTCCCGTCTGCATAAACATGCGGCCGCTTTTATATAAATAAGTGCAGCGGAATCTATTTTTCTAAAAAATCGCGCGAATACTCTTGACCGCGTAGCCCGCACCCATTGTTTCCCGCGACCTTCCGGGCACATGGCCACCTTCCCGCGCGCCGGAACCGCGCCGGCATTGCCTGGCCACGCGCGGCCAGGCTGACCGCTGCACCCTTTGGGATGGCCTGCAGGCCCGCACAGCCGCTTCGTGGTCATGGCTGGCCATCTTCCCGCCTGTGCTGTCGGACGCGCCACGCGGCCTGTTCTGGCCGTCTGTGGGCGTTTGTATTCGCCATTCTGAGGCGTTTTCAGATTGTTGCATGGGCATTTCCTTGTCTTGCCTTCCTGAAAATCGATTACAGGGCAAAAAAGCGAGGCACATTCCTGGCCAGAAAACCGGGAATGTGCCTTTGTTTGTCAGAAGTTCTGGGCGTCGGTCGGGTTGTTGAAGACACCGAAGGCAGCCAGCGCGGCCAGGATCAGCTCGACCAGCTGCTGCCAGGTTTCATTCGTCAGGCCGATGACCTCAAACAGGCCCCAGTTGCCCAGGACAAAGCCGATGATCGCAAGCACGGCCACCCAGGCCGCCTTGCTCTTGAGTCTGTTCTGCATGGTGGTATTCCTCCTTATTCGTGGGGCTGATGGTACAGCTCCCGGTGTTCCTGAAGGTGTTCGTCGATGCGCTTGTGGGCGCTCTTGACGCTCTCATTGACGGCGACCACGCGCCGATCCACGTCGCTGATCTCGTTGCGCATGGCTCTGATGTCCACGCGGATGTCGTCCACACCACGGATCAGGTACCGCATGTCGGTGCGCGTCTGTTCGTCCATGGCTGCGCTGGTGCTTGTGTCCTGGTCTTTGTTGCGACGCCAGGAAGAAATGGCCAGCACCAGGGTGCAGAAGGCCAGCACGGCCATGATGATTTCGGACACAGTCAAGGGCATTCCTCCTTCCCCAACATGGACAGCTGCGCCGGTTCTTCAGTCATGCCCCTGAACATGCCCAGCTGAAGGCCAGCCAGGCGTCGCCGCATGATGTCCACGTTGTGCTGTTCCAGCTCGATGCCGGTGCATGTATACCCTTCCAGGAGCGCAGCTTCCAGGGTGCTGCCGCTGCCTGCAAACGGGTCAAGGATTCGACCGCCCTGTTCGCATATCCGCACCACCTGGCGCATCAGTGCAAGCGGTTTCTGTGTCTGGTGCCATCGCTCATGCGTCGGCACGTTCGGGTGTTGGTACAGTCCGGGAAGCACGGGTGCCTTCCTGGTGGTCGGCATTTGCCCGTTGCTGCCCCAGACGATGAATTCGCACTGCTGCCTGAAGCGGCCCAGCTGCGGCCTGCAGGTGGTCTTGTCCCACACGGCCACGCCGCGCCACGTCCAGCCTGCCCACTGCATGGCGTCAGTCAGGGCGGGCAGCTGACGCCAGTCGATGAACAGCACGATCACGCCGCCAGGCTTGACCACGCGCCGGCACTCCACCAGGATTTCGTGCAGGAACGACGTCCACGCCCGCTGGGCCAGCGCATCGCCTGAAAAATCCGGGTATGGGTTGCCCTGCTCCCCGTAGGACGTGTATTTGTCGCGGGTGCTTTTCGCCTTTTCGCCCATGCTCATGCCGCCGGACGCATACGGCGGGTCTGTGATGATCGCGTCGTAGTCATCGGAGGGCATTTCGCGCAGGCGCAGCAGGGCGTCGCCTTGACGTACATCAAGCCAGTCGTTCATTATGCCTTTTCCTCCGTTGCCGTGGCCCCCTTGTAGGTTTCCAGCAGATAGGTGGCGGTCGCTGCATCCACGCCGGGGATCGTCACCAGGAAGGTGACAGCCGGCTGCGTTTCGGCTTCCTGCATGGCCTTCAGGGCCTTGAAGGAAACAGGGCCGAATTTCCCATCGACTTCGATGCCGGCGGCCTTCTGGAAGGCGCGCACGCCCTTTTCGGTGTTGTTGCCGAAGACGCCGTCAGCCTTGCCGCAGTCGTAGCCCAGGGCATTCAGCGCGGCCTGCAGCTCTTTGACGTCGTCGCCCTTCATGTCGGGGCTGACGTTCTTCAGCGTCCTGTCGCCCAGCTTGTAGGCCGTGGGCGTCGCCGGCGCGGCAGGCGTCTGGCCTGTGGGTGCTTCGTATTCCATGCCCCAGTTCGGGCGGCCGAAGCCGGCCAGGCGGTTGTAGTTGCGTTTGTATTTCTTCTCGCGCACGCAGCCGCCGTTGGCCACCACGCCGCTGGCGCTGGACGTGTTGCCTTCCACGGTGTAGACATAGGTGTCGTCCACCGCATACACCAGGCCGGTGTGGGAAATGCTGGTCTTGTCTTTGCTGTAGAAGAAGATCTGATCGCCCGGCTGCGGATCGTCGAACAGGCGGCCGTTTTTCTTGTAATACTGGCGGGAATACTTGCAGCCCGCGCCGCAGTTACCGGCACCGAAGGGCTGGAAGGTCAGCGCCAGGGCGGCTTCCAGGCCATACGCCTGCACCATGCTCCAATCGTAGAACATGTCGCACCAGGCCACGCCCTGTTTGCGGCCATTGTAGAAGCCCAGGGCGTCCAGGTCGCGGGCGTATTTCGTGCGGTTGTTGTCGCCGGCGTTGGCAGTCTTGTCGTCCAGCTGGTCGTTCGTTTCCTTTTCCAGGTACCCGACTTCCGCGCGGGCGATGGCGATCACCTTTTTCGGATCATAAACCAAGGGGCATTCCTCCTTCGCGGGTTCTTCGGTTTCGCCGGCATAGGCGTCGAAATACTTCTGACCGTACCCGGCGCGCCGGTTCTTTGCGGCGTCTGACTGATCGGCCGGTTTTTCGTAGCGGGTCAGCACGATGTCGGATGCTTCCTTCACGCTGCGGGCCTGCACCAGCGTCTTCATCACGGTGGTGTAGCTGGCCAGCTCATGCACCAGGAAGTCCAGCTGCATGTCCAGGTCGCCGATGGACTTACCTGCATCTTTTGCGAATTCCTGCAGGTTACGCTTCCGGCTGTGGTACGTCCACTGTGCCAGGCCGTAGCCGGCGCTGTCCCGCACGAAGTTGGTGTAGCTGCCGTTGTCCACGGCCGCCGTGTATTCTTCGTCGGACAGGCCCAGCTTCCGGCTGTAGCTGTTCTGCAGGTTGTTGGCCCGCAGGCCGCTTTCTGCGTACAGGTTGCCCATCAGACCGGCCACGCCGAAGGGATTCCCGATCTTTGCGATCAGGTAGTCCCATATCTTCTTGTCGTTCATTTCTTCACCTTCTGTCCGGGTTGATATTTGTGCGTCCACCAGATGGCGACGATCAGCAGCGCGCTGCCGGCAACAAAAACGGCGGCCAGAATGATGCCGCCGATCAGGATCGCGTTCACAGATTGATCACCTCACCGCTTTCGCACCAGGAATTGTACCGGGCGCGGATGTCGTCTTCCAGTTCTGGCCATGGATCGACGCCACGCACGACGCGCACGCTGATGTCGTATTCACTGACGCCCAGGTCGGTGCTGTATTTGCACACGACCGGCGACAGGAAGACGTCCACGGTGCCGTCGCCGTTGTCCTCGATCCAGTAAAAACGGTGCCCCCTGCCGGGCGTGTCGTCCAGCAGGGGGCGGTTGATCCTGGGCATGCCCATCACTCCTCAGTGATCAGGTGTTCAACGCCGGAATCACGCAGCAGTTCCGCGACCTGTTCCTTCAGCTTCGCGGGTACCTGTGCATAGGTCTTTTTGCCCAGCATGATCTGCTGTGCCCAAAGCATGGCCATCATCGTTTCGCCCTCCTTTCCGAAAAATATCTGAAACAAAAGCGCGGTCAGCTTATTCACCATAAACGACCTCGCTCATTTCCAGCACGCATTCGGTCAGCAGCTGGATGGTCGCGTCTTGCTCTGCCAGCTTTTCGCGCATCTGCTGCACCGTCATGGGGTGGTCTTCTTCCTGGCCGGGTTCTTCGTCCGGCAGCAGCTCCGTGTCCGGCTCCGGCACGACCGGGTCGGGGATCGGCACCGTTTCGCCGTCATCCAGCACGGCGCGCAGGTCAAGGTATTCCTGCTGGTCGATGAGGGCGGCTTCCACGGTTTCGTAGCTGCCGGCAGCTGCCGGGGCCGGGTTCAGCCACTGCACGCGCCAGATGTTGGCGCCGTCGTGGCTCATGATAAACTGCGCATCTTCCGGCGCGCAGCTGATCAGGATGCGGTTCTTTTCCTGCCACTTCAGCCAGATTTCACCGGCGTCAACGATGACGCCGTCCCGGATGACCTTGTAATACTTCATGCAATCTTCATCCCTTTCAATCCGTAGCCACGGAACAGTTCGTTGTACAGCAGCAGCATGCGCTTGCGCTGGCGGTAGGTGCTGGCCACCTGGCGGGTGTTGCCGTACCAGCTCTTGAAGGTCGTCAGCACGTCGTGCAGCTCCATTTCGCCGGCGTCCACCATCCTGCGGAATTTCTTCAGCTTCCGGCGCATTCGGACGATGCTGCCCTTCGCGTTCTTGCGGATCACGGCCCCGGTCTTCGTGATGATGTAGCGCACCTTCAGGAACGTGGTGCCGCGTGACATTCTGGTGATGTGCGTCTTCTTTTCATTCAGCTGCAGCCCCAGTGCTGCAGCTTCCCGCCGGATCACATCCAGCAGCCGCTGCATGTCCTTCCTGGTGCCGTAGGCGATGCCGTCGTCCATGAAGCGGATGTAGCAGCGGGTGCGCTCCCTGTCCTTCACGGTGTGGTCAAGGCTGTTCGGGATCACCAGGGCCATGTCCTGGGATATTTGGCTGCCCAGGGTCGCGCCGGCCAGCTCGTCGTTCTGCAGCTTGCGGTTCATCTCCCGCCGGACAGCTGCCCCGCGCATCAGGGTGATGTCCTGGGCCTGGTACAGCTTGATGAAGTGCATCGTCAGATCGACCAGGCGCTGATCCATGCCGGCACCGATCAGGCGCTGCCGGCACAGCCGGTGCGGGATGTTGCTGAAATAGCCGGTAAAATCATAGGCCAGGGCGTAGGTGTCGCGCCCATGGGCGGCAGCATGACGCATCAGGAAGCGCATGTTCCGGCTGCGGGCATGGGATACGCCCTTGCCCTTTGTGCTTGCGGGGTTGTCGTAGATCAGCAGCGGCTGCGTCAGGGGCGTGATGCTGCTGTCGCACAGCGCGCCCTGGATGACGCGGGCGTCGATCATGATCGCGTGGATCACACGCTGCTTGCCGCGCTCATAGACCACGCGCCGCCTGATCGTCTGGTTGATCCTCAGACGCCCGGCATGCAGGTCGTCTTTTGTGCGCTTGATCTTGACCACGGCGTGCTGAAGATAGCGCTGCACGCTGCCCTTCCATTCGACGCTGCTGCGCCTGCGTTTCAGGGATTTGTGCAGGTTCTGCATGGTGATCACGCGGCTGAAGGAGCCGTGTTCCTCAATCCGCGCCCGGCGCTTTTCGGCCTTCCTGGCCTTGTCGCGCTCGATGCGCTTCTGAATTCTTTCTTGATTTGTCATGGTGATGAAGTGCGCCTTCGCCCTTTCCGGCTCTTGTCTGATCTGTCGTGCTGCCGGATCAATGTTCGGGAATGAAACGGTGGGGACAGTCAGACCACCGCCATGCAAGAAGCGTCCGCCCGTTCATAAAGGGACACCGGCGTGGTGTGCTGCGCTTGGATCAGCGCCGCCATCAATTTACCGGGGATCGCCCGGAGGGTTGCTTTCTCCTTCTCATAAATTGAAATGCTTCACCCTTATTCATGGTTACTTGATTTATGGGAATCGGGGGCAGACGCCATTCACGTTCGTCGCGTTGTTGCCGTTCGTGTTCACATTGCCGTTATTGTTGACATTGCAGAAGTTCGCGGCGTTGGTCACAGACGCGCCGCGCAGCCAGAAGTTGTAGGCGACCAGCCTTGCAGGAAGCAACCCGTGTTTCTCCTTTCTCATGGAAGGGCAGAAAAACGGCCTTTGTCAGCCTTCTTCAGACCTTCCAGCAGCTTCAGCTCCGCGTCGATCAGGCCGGCCCATTCGTCCATCGTGCGTTCGCTGTAGTCCATCAGGTTCCACAGGGCCAGCACAGGGCGCTGCATGCCGTTCAGGCTGTCAATGGCTTCCTGAAGGTGCTGGGCGCGCTGCAGGGCTTCCTGCTTTGTTTCGGGCATTTTGCGGTTGGCAGCGATAACGTGGTACAGGGCGGCGTCAGCCAGCGCGGCCAGCTGCTGGCCGATGAAGTCGGTGCAGCCGGCCGGTGCGTGGCCGATCTTCTGGTAGCTGTATTTGTGCAGGTCGCACATGGTCTTGATGAATTGCAGCTCTTTGGCCTTTTGCCTGGGAAGCGTCAGCATCATGGGCGGGGCCTCCGTTCGTTTCATCACGCCGTAGATCAGGGCGCATTCCCGGTTGACCATGCCGGCCAGGTGATCCATGCCGCCTTCGCTGCTGTCCTTCAGGTTCCAGTAGGCCAGCAGGGGCAGCTGCAGCTTCGCCAGACACAGCAGCGCGTCCTCGAAAAAGACGCGCCGGCATTCGTTCGCGTCGGGCTTGCCGCCGTTCTGTTCGTTCGCCAGGATCGTGTCGGTGTACGCCTGGTTTGCGGGTTCGTAGATTCTGCGGTCAAGGTATTTGTGGTACCGTGCCGGCAGCGTATTCAGCCGGGCGTTCAGCTCTTTGCAGATGTTGGCCATCTGTCGTTCAAACTCCGTGAAGGCCACGGCGCGCTTGCGTCTGAGTACAGCCATGCAGGCACCTTCTTTCGGGATCATGGAAGGGTCTGCCCCGACTTACGCGGGGCAGATGTAGAGGATTCGGGCTGCGCCCGTCAGATAGAGAAGCGGGGGCAGACGCCAACCACGTCCGTCGCGCCGTTGCCGCCCGTGTTCACATAGCCGTTATAGCTGACAATGCAGAAGTACGCGGCGCTGGCCACAGACGCGCCGCGCAGCCAGAAGATGTAGGCGACCAGCCATTTGCCATCCTTGCGCAGGTAGCCGCGGCTGCTGTCGTTGGTGTCCAGCCAGATGTCACCGTCCACGATGGTGTTCGCTGCGTTCAGTGTCGGATCGTCCGCTGCGCTGAAGACGTTGTAGCCATCACGGGGGAAGGACTCCGGCCCCTTGAATTTCACGCGGGTGGTGCCGTTGATGAAGAACGGGATGTGTTCAGCACCTTCATACACCCACGGCTCACTGGTGCCGCCCTGCATTTCGATGTAGGAAGGCAGCCAGATTTGCGCCTTCATGGTCGCGATGCTGTGGTTGGTGCCGTCAACGTACTGCATGCAGTTGATCGTGCATTCTTCCATCATCCGCTGCCAGATTTCCGGGAAGGCGGGCAGCACGCGGGTGGTCAGGTAGGTGTACATTTCAGACGCTTCGAAGCCGCCTGCATTGCTGCCGGTCGGGTTCATGCGATGGTACCGGCTCAGAAGGCTGGCAAAAATGAAGTCGATCTGCGTCTTCTGTGCGGAATTGGATGCCAGCTTGTACGCGCCGAAGGTACCGGCTTCAGCCCGGTATACTTCGCGCGGCCATTTGGCGATCTTCCTGCAGACCGTTTCTCCCAGATCGCCGTACCAGATGCGGCAGGAGTGCAGCTTGCCGGTCGCGTAGTCGTAAAACTCCCCGGCGTCGGATTTCGCAGCGCCCACGACCAGGGTCGCGTCGGCCACGGTGTCGATCAGCTTCGTCAGCTCCGTGTAGCCGATGGCTGCTTCGTTCAGGCGGGAAGCGTACACCTTCAGGTTCCGGCTGCCGGCTTCATGCCGCAGTACGACGATCTCGCGGTTGTCTGCAGATCCCGTGCCGTAGCTGTTGGTGCTCCACTGCACGCTGACGCCGCCGTTATATTTGACCTTGAAGCCCATGTAGCCGTCGTCCTTCATGCAGCACACGGCGGTGGCGTCGGCGATGGTGGCAGTGTATTCCACGTCCACGACCAGCACCCAGGGGTCGGCGATGCCGCCGGCCAGCAGCTTGATGCCGGTGTCTTTGTGGGTGGCTCCATCCATCACCATGTCGGTGGCGACGTCCACATGGCGCACGTTCGTGAAGTCGGGCTGGTAGCCCATTTCGATCAGCACGCGATCCTTCGCGGCGAAGTATTCGGCGGCACGTCCTTCGCGCTTGATGGCGTAAATCTGCGTAGGCGTCAGGCTGGTGGTGTCCACGCCGACGCTGGGCATTTCGCCGCGCTCCCAGACCGGGTAGACGTCGATGTCCTGATCGACGAAGCCGGTGGACTTGTCCCAGTCTTTGAATTGATAATAGACGGCCAGGCTTTCTTCGTCCGTGCGTGTGGGCACGTTGCCGCTGTATACGGCTTCCGCGCCGTAGTCCACCTGTTTGGTGCCCATCAGCGCGTTCTGATAGCCGTACCAGTTGACGGTGTACTTCCGGGGCGCTTCGCTGTATACGGCGTTGATCGTGCGGTCTGCCAGCACGGCGGTCAGCACATTGTCCCAGCCGTCGTAGGTGTACACGGTGGAAATGCTGCTGGGGCGCGCCGGGGTGTCGATCAGGCCGTTCGCCACAGGATCGACGGCGTCGCCGTTGCGGTCGACGTACTGTTCGTGCAGCACGCTGCCGTCCCAGTTCAAAAACTGCACTTTGTGCTGCTGCACCATCGTGTCGTAGGTGATCGCCAGATCGGGCCAGGCGTTGACGTAACTCAGGTATTCCTGCTGCCGGATCGGGCCGCTGATGTGCACCTTGCCGGACAGCGTGCTGCTGTTCATGGCCAGGATCGCGTTCAGCGCGGCCGTGCTGGTCAGCGTCCAGTCGATGCCGATCAGCACCAGCGTCTGCAGCGTGTCCGCTGCTTCCTGCACGATGGCCAGTTCATCCACGACCGTGTATTCCTCAGTCAGGGATTCCAGGCTGTCGTAGTCCATGCGCAGGTCGGTCAGGTAGGACAGGTTGCGCATCACCAGGGTGTTCACCGTGGCCGGCAGGTAGGCGTGCACGATCTTGCCATTCGGCGCGAAGGTGACGCCCGTCAGGGCCGTGCCTTCAGCGTACAGGGTTTCCAGGTTGCCGCAGTTGGTCAGGTTCAGAGAACCGATCAGATTCGGGCAGCCGCGCAGGTTCAGCATCTGCAGCAGCGTGTTGTTGCCGATGTTCAGATTCGTCAGGAAGGCGTTGCTGTAGCCGCTGGTGTTGTTGCCGATGATCAGCGTCTGGATTTTGCGGGCCTTGCTGAAGTCGTTGTCGTGGATGTACGCGCCGGACAGGTCGTTCAGGGCCTGGATGCGGCTTGCGCAGTAGATCAGCACGGCGGTGTCGTCCATCGCGCCGGACAGCGGGTTTTTGATCTCATATTCCTGGCCAGCCTTCGCGCGCACCTGCAGGGGCGTGCTGTTGCCGTACATGACGGAAATGTACATGTCGGTGTACGGGACGATGCGCAGGTCATAGTTCGGGGCAACAACGGCCGACTGCGGCGTGTTGCAGCGGAACATGATCTGGTCGGCCTTGACCTCTGCGCCGACGTACTTCGTGCCCATGTACGGTTCCTGGTCGCGCTCCCACTGCCTGCGGTGGTAGCGCTTGCGGCCGTTCATCATGGTTTCCAGGAAGCGGCGGGTGCCGCCTTCGTAGGTGCGGTAGTATTTGCGTTCGATGTCCAGCCGCCACAGTTCTTCAGGCCACTGCTCCTGCCAGGCGTCGAATTCGGCGATCAGTCCTTCAGCACTCCATGCGCCGGCAGATTCGCGCGACAGGTACATGGCCTGCAGCTGCGCGTGCATCAGATCGCGCATGCGGCAGAAGAAAATGCTTTCGGCGGCGTTGTAGATGTAGCCGGAGGACGCATCGCCGTCCGTGCGGTAGTCCACGTCTTCCTTGCCGTAGGTCATGGTCATTTCGCCGCTGTTGTTGATGCCGATGGCCGTGTCGTTGTCGTAGTCCCAGCTGTCGAAGCGGTAGCCGTCGTTGATGGCAGCGGCGGCGTCGTCGATGATGTACCACGCGGCCTTGCTGCCCAGCTGCGTGGCTTCTTCCTGGCTGATGTACACCTTCGACCAGTGCCAGAAGGTATTTTTCGCCCGGTTGTCCACCATGGTGTAGCGCTCCGTGAACAGGTACATGTATTCAAATGCACCCGGCACGCACCAGTTGTGCAGCTCAGAAACAAACGCAGCATCGGACGACGTCACCACCCATTTGTAGAATTCGCACCAGATCGCGATGTTCGCGGCCTGTTCTTCGTCGGTGACGTCGGGGTGTTCGTATCGGAATTCATAGGTGTCGCCCCAGGCGTTGTGCAGCGAATCGTATGCCGGGTTGCCGGCCGTCCACCACGATCTGGCGATGGGGTAGACCTGCTTGCCGTCATCATCGACCACGCCGCTGGGAAAGATGGAATTCGGCAGCGTGTTGTCGCTGATCTCCACCACGAATTCGTGATGGTCGTCCGGGTTGGTGGTGCGGCTCTGATCGGTGTCTTTGCCGTCGCCGATGTTGCCGATGCCGTAGAAATGCCAGTCGGTGTCCTGGAATTCCCGGTGCGTGGTCAGGTCGCTGCTGTTTTCGCGCACAAACACGACACAGTTGCAGAATTCCATGGTGATCTTCGCGTTGGCGTCCCTGCGCACACTGCCCGGCGTGTAGGGCAGATAACGGTTGTACCGCTTCTGCAGCAGGGCGTTGTTCGCGTTCTCAGACGATGCGATGTTCACCTTGATGCAGAACATGTTCGTCGGGACGCTGCTGCGGGTCAGCGTGACCTTGCCGGTGCCGTCGGCGTACCGGGTATTGTCGCCCAGGGTCAGCTCCGTTTTATAGTCGGGGTCGTGGGTGATCTTCTTGTGCGTCCAGGTACCGTCGCAGCACATGTACAGGTTCAGGTTTCGGCCTGCATATCCGTATTCGTTGGACGTGGTACCCTGGCCGCTGTGGTAACAGTTCACGGCGCGCCAGTTGTCCAGGGCCGTGTCGCCGCCTTTGTGGATGCACTCGATGATGGTGCCCTTCACCAGTTCGCCCTTGTCCTGGGTAAAGTAGGGCGCGTCGATCTTGATGATCTTCAGATCAGGGCAGGCAGCCGCCACTGAATCGGGCGTCAGGGCGTTGTTTTCGTTGTAAATCTGGTTGCGGTAGTATCTGGCCAGCATCACTTCGGCGCTGCGGGCGTCGGCGATGAAATTGCTCAGAATGTCCGCGTCGGTCAGGGCGTTGGTGTACGCCTTCATGCGGTAGATGTGGATGTCGCAATCGTCGCTGCCGATGGTGATCGGCACCGCTTCGGCGGCGTACTGGTACAGGCGATGGGATGCGTCATAGATCAGCGGCCGGAAGCCGACGCCGTCCTCGTAGCTCATGATCAGGGCCGTGGCGGTGGCGTCTTCCTGATCCAGCGGGTGCACATTGAATTCAAATTCAATGATGTCTTCCTCACTGTATGGCATATACAGCGGGTCGTCGCCGGTGGCGCTGGTCATCAGGTACGCAGCATGCGCGTCCATGCGCAGGCCCACGGCCGTGTCGCCGGTCACGCAGGACAGGAAGGTCGCACCCACGTCGCGCACGTTGGTCACCCTGAAGACCAGCTTGAATTCCGCGCCGTACAGGGCGGCGTTGTGCTTGAACAGCGGGTGATTGATCACTGCGCGGGTGCCGGCCTTCACACAAAAATACTGGTTTCCGTCGGCGTCGATCTGATAGCCGCCGTTCGTCCAGTCGAAGTTATCGGACACCGTCATGGCGACGTCCGTGTCTGCGTCCGTCCACAGCCGGTTCGCGCTGTTGTTGCTCAGTCCCACAGGGTTGAAGTCGAAGGCCAGGCCGGCTGTGATCGGCGTGATCTCAATGCCCAGTTCTTCGACGGCCACGATGATCTTCAGCTGCGTGACGCCGCAGGTCACGATCAGGGTGTGATCGCCCACGACGTCGGTCTTGTAGGGCCACACATGGGCGCTGGTGGTCAGCACCTCAGTGGACGCCGCTGCGCCGTCCACGGTCTTGACGATGGTCGGCGCTGCCGTGTTCGGGTCAAAGACGTGCATCTGGATGCCGGTGGAGTCGTACTGCTTCGCCGGCACCTTGCCGTAATGGTCGTAGCGGTAGATGCAGCCGATCACAGGCACGTCGGACGCTTCGTCAAACCAGACAATATCCTTGAAAATGTGGTCGGTTTCGATGTCCGCATTGTTGACGGTTGCAGTGATGTAACACTCCAAAAGGTGCGCGCCGTGCGCCTGCGCGGGCAGCGTGTAGGACTGCAGCACGCCGGAAGACGTCACGGTCGCCGGCGTCAGCTCTTTGCCGTCCAGGATGACGTGCACCGTCTTGCTGACGGCTCCGTAGGGCGTGTATGTGAATTTCACGGGATTACCCGCCGGGTAGGTGATGCGGTCGCTGAAGGTTGATTCGATGCGCACGTCCACCACCTGCACCGTCCACGTCTTGACCACCGTGCTGCCGCCTGCGTCCACCACGGTCAGGGTGAAGCGCTGCGTACCGATGCCGACGTTTTCCGTGAAGTCGAAGGTGTTCGTGCCCTGAATGCACGCGCCGGTGGCCAGCACCGTGCTGCCCAGCTTCCAGGTGTAGGAACCGTCGATGGCTTCGCCGTCGCTGTCGGTGCTGGAATAGTTGAATGCGATCTCCACCTTGTCGGTGGGGGTGATGATCAGGGGCGAAGCGGTGATGCGATCCACGGTCAGGTTCGTGGTGGTCGTGCTGCCGCCACCGCCGCCGCCCTGGATCACAAACTGGCTGACCACTTCTTCGGTGCTGCCCTTCACCTGGTACAGGGTGAACACGTTTTCAGCTTCTTCGCCGTTGGCCAGGACAGCCGTGCCGTAGGTGGCGTAGTAGGTGAAGCCCTCAGTGTCCAGGCTGTTCAGGGTCTGCTGCAGCGTTTCCACGCTGCGGCCCAGGGCTGCGATGTTGGTCGTGTTGGTTTCGATATTGCTGGTGTTGGCGGCGATGGTATTGCGAAGCGCAGCCAGCAGCTGATCGACTTCATCCTTCGTGTAGGCGTCGGTCAGCTTGATGGTCACGGTCGCGCCGGTGATCGGTTCGCCGCCGCTGGTCAGCTGCAGCACGCCTGTGGTTTCGTCGAACGTCAGGCCGTCAGCTGCGCCGCCGGCTTCGCCGGCCAGCTTCTTTGCTTCGTCGATGCCCTTCTGCAGCTCAGTTTTCGCCGTTTCCAGATCGCCCACGCGGGTGGTCAGCGCGGCGATCTCCTGGGCATTGGTGCCGTTTTTCTTCAGGTCTGCAATGTCGTCGCGCGCCTGCTGGTCAACGACTTCATACGTCTGACCGTTGGGGAAGGTCAGCGTTTTCATCGGTTCGGTCGCCATCTGGTTTCCTCCTTACGTTTGAGTAGTCGCAAACGGGCCGATGGACACGTTGCCGTTGTTATCGTCCACGACGTCCACCAGGCCGGACAGCGTCACATTGCCGGCGTCGTCGTCGGTCACGACGAAGTCCCAGTTCAGCTTGTCCGCTGCCGCATTCGCCCGGTCTGCGGCCGTCTGCGCGTTTTCGGTGGCGGCGTTCGCCGCCTGCAGGATCGCTTCGATGCTGGCCACCTGCGCCAGCAGCGTTTCCAGATCGGGCACGACGCCGCCCGGATCGATCACGGCGTCATTGTTCGGGCCTTTGCCCACGTTGAAGCGCAGCACCGACAGCGTCAGGATCGTGCCGGCGGTGTTCGTCAGCCGGAAGATGGACACCAGCGGGCCTTCGATGGCATAGCATTCCTGTGTCAGCGTGACGCTGACCAGGTTGCCGGTGATGGTGCCCTTCACGGCCACGGTGGTGTGGTCTGCGCGGTTGAAGTAACAGATGGCGCTTGTCCCGTTCAGATCGGCGGCCCGGCCGTTGTCCAGAACAGTGACGGCCCAGGTGTGCGCATTCTTGTCGCCGTCGGTCATCAGCGCTTCAGACCACGCGGTCGGCGCGCTGCCGCTGGCCGCCAGATCGACGGTCTGCCGGATTTTCCATTGTGCCATGGGTCGTCCTCCTTAATAGTCGCCGCCGCCCACGCTCTGCACGAAGGTCTGCACGAACAGGTTCGCTTCGATGCGGGTCAGCTTGTCCGGCACCAGCTCCACGGTGTGCCATGCGCCGCGCCTGATCCTGCCTTCTTCGTCCTTTTCCAGGTAGGCGACGATGTCTAATTCGTCGGCGCTGGTTCCGCTGACGTTCGGGATCGCCGTGCCGTCCACCTTGATGGTGATGCTGCCGGCCTTTTCGCCTTCGAAGATGCCGTAGATCGTGCCGTGGGTGTGGGCGTCGATACTCACGGTGTGGGTGTGCGACGGAATAGAGATGGCCAGTTCCGGGATGTTTACGGCCACGGCGACGTTGTGGTAATGGCTGTGGGTGTGACTGTGTGCCGGCACGTCGTGGGTGTGCTGCATGTCGTGGGTGTGCGGTGCCATGCTGTGGTTATGCTTTCCGGCGCTGCCGGTGTCGCCGGTTCCGGCATAACTGGTGTTGACTGCGCCGGCGCTGCCGGTGTCGCCGCTGATCTCAATGGTCTTTGCTGCGTAACTGTTTACGCCGCCTGTATTATTGCCAGCTGTGAAGCTGCTGCTGGTGCTGTGGGTGTGCCCCCATGACAGGGAATAGGTGTCTGAAAAGCTGTGCGAATGGCTGCCGCCGGTGTGTCGGTGGCTGGGGCCGCTGTGGGTGTGCGCACCGTTTTCACCGGTCACCAGGGCGCTGCTGCTGGAATAAGTGGTCAGGATACTGCTGTTGCTGGTGGTCTGCTTTGCGCATTCGCTGGTCGTAGACGCGCCAGCGCCGGAAGAATCCACCGGGCTGGACACAAGAGCGACGCTTGAAATGGCCACGGCTGCAGTGGATGCAGCCACCTGGCCGCCGCTGCCGCTGGTTCGTTCGCTGCCGCCGCCGGCTGCAGCCCCCTTTTCGTAGGCGCGGAATTTTTCGGCGGTGAAGGACAGCAGCATCTGATTGATGCGCACGCAGCCGTTTGGCACGAACACGCGCATGACTGCCGGGTGTTCTTCGTCGGCGTTGTCCATGAATTGCTGGGCGTACAGGTTCGTCGCGCCCTGGCTGTACAGGTCGTTGATGCCCTGGCGGTCGGCCAGGTTGTTGATGCTGTCGGCGATGTCGCGCGGGCTGTTGGCGATGGTGATGTCCACGTCGCCGCTGCGGCCGCGCACGTCAGCCTTTGCGACGTTCACGATCCTGGCCTGGAATTCGACGCCGTCTTCGCCGTCCATCACATGGACGATCTTGCCGGGCATGAATTTGTCCCATTCGTCGCCGGTCAGCTGCACCAGGTCGGCAGCCTTCGCGGTGTAGGTGGTGTACGGGATTTTCAGCCCTTCCAGCAGGGCCTGGCCGCGCGCCTTCAGGGCTTCGGCGTTCTCGAACCGGCGATCCACGAAGACGCTTTTCTTCACGCCGTACACGCTGATCGTGTCGGCGTCGATGTAGGGTAGCCCGTTGTTGATGTCGCGGATCGTCAGCTGGTTGACGCCTTCGCCGTAGCCCAGCAGGTACAGCCGCGTCACCAGCGTGGTGGCGTCCACGCTCTTGCTGATCTGCTGCAGGTTGCGCTTGTAGTAGATGCCGCACCCGGCTTCAGCGTCGGCCCGGCGCAGGTTGATCGTCCAGGGCGTCGTGCTGGTGTCGAATTCCCAGGTGAAGGGATCGGTCAGCACGTTGCCCAGGCTCAGAAGCGCGCCCAGCAGCGTGTCGTTTTCAAACTTGTAGGCGTAGTAGTTGGTGAATTCACAGACGCCCAGCTGCCAGCGCTGCACCTCCTGGCGGGCCAGGATGTAGCGGATCACGGCCGCTGTGTCCACGGTCGTGCCGCCGATTTCGTGGTACCCGAACAGGATGTCGTCCACCAACGTGGCCGCAACGTGTTCGCAGGTGTAGGACGTGAAGCCGTCCGGGCTTGTCACGTCGTCGTCAGGGATGCCGATGATGCGGTACATGCCCAGTTCACGCGGGCCATCATCCAGGCTGACCAGGTTGTGCATCTGGCAGAAAGCGTTCTTCGGGTCTTTGTTGGGCAGCCTGAAGGTGGCCGTCCACAGGTCATTGTGGGGCAGCTGGTAGCCGATGGCGTCGGCGTATTCCAGGATCGCCAGCATGTTGATGTTCTGATCGTATACTTTGATCACAGCAGACACCCCCATGCCGTTGCAGTAACCAGGGCAGGGCCGGACAGCGTCACGGTCAGGTTCCCCGGTTCCGTCAGCTGCAGCTGGTCAAACTTCACCGCGTGCGGCAGCGCATTGGCCACGCTGCTGCCAGGGTTGATGATCGTCGCTTCGATGGGCGGTTCCATGTTCAGCGACAGGGTGGCACCGACTGCCAGGCTCAGATTTTTGCTCAGTTCCACGGTGTGCCCGGCCGGATCGGCGACCACCACGCGGGTGATCGGGCTGCTGCCGGTGTTTTTGATGGTCAAAGATACCGGGCAGGGATCGACGGTATTCACCGCCACCAGCAGCGTGGTGGTGCCGGCTGCTGCGGATTTCTGCGCGACGGCGGGCGTCAGGTCGCGGGTGTATGGCTGCACCCTGAAGGTCACGACGATGCCGCCGTCGATCCATGCCTTCGTGTCCCACTTGATGGCGGCCGTTACTTCCGCTTCGTGGTAGTGCATGGGTTCATAGTCCCAGCACAGCTGATGGCGGCCCGTCTTCAGCCAGGCGGCCACATCACGGGCCAGCTGCTGCCCGGCCTGCATGGTTGCGGGCGTCTTCATCGGCACCAGCGTGCCGGTCATGGTGTAGGGTTTATGGTTGGGCCTGTCGTTCATCAGCACCGTGCCGGGCACGCCGGCGATGCTGTATTCGCTGCGCTCTGTTTCGGGGCTGATGGTGCGCGTCTTGTCTGCGATATACACGCAGCCAAAGTCCCGAAGGCAGTGCAGGCCGTTAAAAGTGAAATTGACTTCTGCCGCACTCATACAAGCACCATCCTTCCTGTGCGCCCCTTTGCGGTCTTGCCGGTGCGCTCCCGCGTGGCCCGGCTGGTGTAGGGTTCCAGCTCACTGCCGAATTCGCGCCCGTTGACGTCGATCACGGCGGTGCCGATGCCGGCGTCTTTGTTGGCCTTCGCCACGGCTTCGCCCAGCTGGTCGTAGTCCAGCTCAAAAGCAGATGCGGCCATGCTGCTGCGCGATTGCGCAGTGCTGGCTGCGGCCATGTTGGAAAGACGTTCGGCGCTGTCCAGCACCTGATCCATGTTTCGTTCAATGCCCTGGGCGAAGCCCTGGTCGAACCACTGGCCGATTTCGGCCATCTTTTTGGAAGGCGACGCGATGCCCAGTTCACGCTTCGCGGCGTTGTAGGCCGCACGGGCTGCAGCTCTGGCAGCTGCTGCGATGGTTCCGCTGCTGCTGCTGATGCCGCGTGCGACGCCCTGGGAAATGGCGCTGCCGATGTAGACGAAGCTGCTGCCATTAGCCCCCACGGCAGTGTCCAGGGCTGTTTTGACGGTTGTGGCCATCGCTGTGCCCGTCCGTCGGAGAAGCTCTGCTTTGTTGGCCACGCCGGTGTGCAAGCCCGTCGCATATGCTTCGCCGATGGTGGTGCCGTTTTCTGCGTTCATAATGGTGGTCACAGCGGTCTGGGTGTCAGCAGCTGCAGTGCTTGCTGTGGTCGTCAGCGTTTCCTGTTGCCCGGTGATGCCGGTCACGATGCTGCTGATCCATTCGCCGCCGATGCCGCCGGTGTCCCCGCCGCCGCCTTCGCCCAGGCCGAAGGCCGTCTTGAAGGCGCTGACGCAGGATGTCGCTGCGGTGTTGGCTGCGGTTTCCAGATCGGGCACGCCGCTGGTGATGCCGGTGCTGACGTTGTCCGTGATGGCCTTGCCGGCTTCCTGGGCTTCGCTGGCTTCCACGGCTTCTTCGTCATCCCAGCCGAACCAGCCCTTGATGGTGTCCCAGATGCTGCCGCCGATCTTGCCCAGGGTGTCCAGGGCGCTGTTCAGGCCGTTGCTGATGGTGCTGCCGATGCCTGCCCAGTCGATGCCCTCGATGGTGGTCTTCGCAGCGGTGAAGCTGCCGGACAGCCATGCGCCTGCGGTGTCGATCACGCCGTTGACGCCGGTGCTGATCGCGGTGCCGATGCCTGCCCAGTTGATCCCGTCGATGGTGGTCTTCGCAGCGGTGAAGCTGCCGGACAGCCATGCACCTGCGGTGTCGATCACGCCGTTGATGCCGTCGCTGATCGTGGTGCCGATCCCGGCCCAGTCGATCCCGTCGATGGTGGTCTTCGCAGCGGTGAAGCTGCCGGACAGCCATGCGCCTGCGGTGTCGATCACGCCGTTGATGCCGGTGCTGATCGCGGTGCCGATGCCGGCCCAGTTGATGCTGTCGATGGTGGTCTTCGCAGCGGTGAAGCTGCCGGACAGCCATGCGCCTGCGGTGTCGATCACGCCGTTGACGCCGGTGCTGATCGCAGTGCCGATGCCCGC